AAGGTGCCACTTTCAAACAGAGAGTTCTGGGTATAGGGCTAACTGACGAACAGAAAAAAGCGCAGGATGCCTACACCGAGGCACTGCGACAAAGAGCTGAAATTCAAGAATCAATTGCTACTGATGAAGCTGTTACTAGCAAAGCAGCACCACCACCACCAGCTGCTGGAAAACAAGCACTTCCGGCAGGTGTAGCACCTAGTACCGCTGGCGGCGGCCGAGGATCTGTAGCGCCACCGTCAGGTGGGCCACCAGCAGCTGGCGGTGCAACAACACGATCAATGGCTCCGGCAGGCGGATCTCCTCCTCCTCCATCAGCTGGTTCACCTGACGGCCAACCAGGAAAAACCACGCCTGCTGCAGGCGGAGGTGAGGGCAAAGGTAGTCTCAAAATAGGCCCAAACGCAGACATGTCTGGCGTTATACCAGAGATGGTTTCAAAATTGCAAAAATTTGCAGAATCAACTGGCAAATCAGTGGATGTAAACAGTGCTTATAGATCTGATCAGAAGCAGGCAGAACTCTGGGTTAGGGGCCACATACTCAATGAGCCAGGCGTACACATGCCTGCTGCCCCCAAAGAAGATCAAGAAGTAAACTACAAAGGCAAGACTTTCCAAGTCAAAGGTTCGGGCAAAGGCAGTTTGCACGGTGTTGGTAATGCAGTGGATATCAGCGTAGCAGGCATGGGAAAAAGCAAAGGACCCATAGACGAACTATTGGCCAATGCTGGTCTATTCCGTCCTTTCATTGCCAAGGATCCCCCTCATGTGCAAATGATGGCCGAAGGTGGCGTTGTAGAACCTACTCCGGGCGGCACACCAGCTATCATCGGCGAAGGCGGCAACGCCGAAGCAGTGATACCATTAAAGAACGGTGCTGTGCCTGTGAGGCTGTTTGGTGATTCGCTTAAATCTGATTCAGAGTCTGCGCCAGCGATGCTGGACACAGAATCCTTGTTTCAAAATATGACAGCATCTATTAAAAGTACGCTGGACATAGACTCCTTGTTTCAAAACATAACAGCATCCATGAAAAACGCTGATCCAGGGACTATGGACACAGAGTCCCTGTTTCAAAACATGAACAGTACAATGTTTGCAGCAGTTGAGACACTCAAAGCCGACGCCATTGACAGTGGATTTGACCGTGATATGCGCCAAGAAGTAATGGAACCAGAAGAAAATGTGTCCGAAACATTGACAGAAATGCCTGCATCTTTGGAAACAAGAGAGCCCACTGGACTAATGGACATGCTGAAAGAAACCAAAGAACAGAACTTTGCGTTGTTGGCCATGGTTTCTGAATTGGTTCGTGAACAGCGCAACGCCAACGACATCAGCACCAGGATACTACAAGTCAGCAGTAATTAACGGTAAATAATAACATGGCAGAACAAAACAAAACCGGCTGGAAAAAGTACTTCAAGGTAGCTGACACGTCAGGTCAGCTCAGTCCCATCTCTGGTAGACACGCTGACGGTTATCCCAGTTACGGCAGAAATTCCGGCACAGAAACACAGACGGACATGGTTTTTCGAAACTATGCTAGTCGCTTGCCTGAAGTATATTCGGGTCATCCCAACCGTATTGAACGCTACAATCAGTACGAAAACATGGACATGGATAGTGAAATCAATGCATGTCTAGACATCATTGCTGAATTCAGCACACAAATGAACGAGCAAAACGGCACGCCATTTGACGTCAAGTACAACGACAAGCCCACTGATCATGAAATTGACATTGTTCGCAAGCAGTTGCAACAGTGGGTTAAACTAAACAAACTAGACCAACGCATATTCAAACTGTTTCGCAACACCATCAAGTATGGCGATCAAATTTTTGTACGTGACCCACAAACATTTGAAATGATGTGGGTTGACATGAGCAAGGTGGCTCGAGTAATTGTGAACGAATCAGAAGGCAAACGTCCTGAACAGTATGTGATTCGTGACATCAACCCCAACTTCCAAAACATGACTGTGGCAGCAAAGACTACCACAGACTACATGACCAACCCTACCACAGGTTCTGTAGCAGGCAACACCAACTACACCATGCCCAACGGCGGCACAGGTGGTGGCGTGGGCAACAGTCGTTTCATGCAGGCCATGAACGAAGTGTGCCTAGATTCCAAGCACGTGGTACACATGAGCTTGAACGAAGGCCTGGATGTGTTCTGGCCATTTGGCAAAAGTATCTTGGAAAACATTTTCAAGGTATTCAAGCAAAAAGAACTGCTGGAAGACGCTATCCTGATCTATCGTGTGCAACGTGCCCCGGAGCGACGAATCTTCAAGATTGACGTGGGCAACATGCCCAGCCACTTGGCCATGGCGTTTGTGGAACGAGTCAAGAACGAAATGCATCAGCGCAGAATCCCCACTGTCAGCGGTGGAGGCGGCAACATGATGGATGCCAGCTACAATCCACTCAGTATCAACGAAGACTATTTCTTTCCACAAACAGCAGACGGTCGTGGTAGTAGTGTAGAGACACTACCTGGCGGTCAAAACTTAGGCGAAATTGACGACTTGAAGTATTTCAACAACAAGATGGCTCGTGGACTGCGTGTGCCTTCGAGCTATTTGCCCACAGGTCCTGATGACTCAGGTGCTACCATGAACGACGGCAAAGTGGGTACTGCACTGATTCAAGAATATCGTTTCAATCAGTATTGCGAGCGACTACAGCAACTGATTGCACAGAAGCTGGATGACGAATTCAAGATGTTCTTGAAGTGGCGTGGTTTCAACATTGATTCAGGCCTGTTTTCAATTGGATTTAATGCACCACAAAACTTTGCCAGCTATCGTCAAAGTGAACTGGACAACACTAGAATTCAAGCTTTCCAAGGTCTAGAGCAATTGCCCTACATGAGCAAGCGATTCTTGCTGGAACGCTTCTTGGGCTTGACTGAAGAAGAAATCAAGAAGAACGAAGAGATGTGGCGCGAAGAACGCGATGAGCCTGATGCACAACCTACCACAGGCCAAGACCTGAGATCAGTGGGTATCACACCTGGCGGACTTGAAGGCGATGTAACCACAGGTGAAGAAATAGCCGGTATGGAACCAGCGGCAGCAGGTGGCCCAGCTGATGCAGGTGCGCCAGCGCCTGCAGGCCCAGGTGCAGCAGCACCACCACCGGTATAAATACCAGCATGATTCTCAATGAATTTTTTAAAAAAGAACCTGAAGCATATCAGGACCTGTCGCAGGACAACAGTCAACCTGAGCTGGGAGACCTGCGCAAAACTCGCTTGACGCTGAGACAAATCAACAAGCTACGCAAAATGAACGATGTGCGAACATACGAGTACAAAGAAAAACTCAAACTGGTTCGCCAACAATATGCCCCACCACCTGCACCAATTGCTTAACTTTGGCAATTTAGCACAGTTTTTACCCCATAAACCACAGAGTTTTTACATGTTGTGTAAATAACAACATACTTTACCTAACAGGAGTTTACCATATGAACAAATTTGAACAATTGATCGAATACGTGATCAATGATGACACACAAAAAGCTCAAGAGCTTTTCCACGAAATTGTTGTGGAAAAAAGCCGTCAAATCTACGAAGACATCATGTCTGAAGAAGAAATCGACGAAGCTGAAGAAGGCGAAGACCTTGAAGAAGGCGACATGGGCGGTGACGCTGCTGATCAATTGATTGACAATGTTGAAGCCGAAGAACAAGACGACATGAACATGGAAGCTGCCGGCGATGACGAAGGCATGAACGACATGGGCGATGACGAAGGTTCAGACGACATGGGCGGCGATGATTTTGGTGGTGACGACATGGGTGGCAGCGACGAAGCAGCTACCAAAGACGACATCATGAATCTAGAAGACAAGCTGGACCAGTTGATGGCAGAATTTGAAGACCTAATGGGTGGCGACAACGACATGGGCGACGGCGACGGTTTTGGACCTGACGAAGGCGGTGACGCTATTGAAATGGACGACACTGAAGAAATGGAACCAGGCATGATGGAATCTTTGGATCTCAAAGCAGCCCCAAAGCCAGTGACTAGTGAAGAAGGTGGCGTGAACAAAAAGTCCACAGTGGCTGCAAACGCAGGCGCACGTGGCGCAATGGCCAAGCCAGTACACACCGGTGCTGACATGGGCGGACACCACGATGCAAGCCCATACAAGAACACAGTGAAAGAACTTGGTGCACCTAGCACACAGGAAGCTGGCAAGAAAGCATTTAAAACTGCTGCTCCAAAGCCAGTAACTGGTCAAGCTAGCGGTGTTAACACCCGTAGCATTACCCCAGGCGGACGCGGTTAATTAATGAAAACTCTAAGAGAACAACTTACCTTTAATCAGGCCAACATTCAGGTTCTTGAAGAATCTGATGGCCATGGTAAGAATCTCTACCTCAAAGGCATCTGCATCGAAGGCAACAAGCGCAATGCCAATGAGAGAATTTATCCTCTACATGAAATATCCAAGGCAGTTAACACAATCAATCAGCAGATTAGAGAAGGTAACTCAGTACTAGGTGAAGTAGACCATCCTGATGATCTGAAGATCAACCTGGATCGTGTTTGCCATAGCGTGGAAAACATGTGGATGGAAGGCGATGCTGGATGTGGCAAGTTGAAAATTTTACCAACTCCCATGGGCGAGTTGATAAAAACTTTGCTGACATCTGGTGTCAAACTTGGAGTTTCCAGTCGTGGCAGCGGCAACGTTGACGACAGAACAGGACATGTGAGTGACTTTGAAATAGTCACAATCGATGTGGTTGCCCAACCCAGTGCGCCCAATGCGTATCCCAAAGCAATTTATGAAAGCATGATGAACATGAAATATGGTCATAGACTGCTGGAGATTGCTAAAGAAGCTGGTCAAGACAACAAAGTGCAAAAGTATCTCAAGGGTGAAGTTGTAAAACTCATTCGAGAACTTAAAATCTAAGGAGAATCTACTAATGTTAGATGCAATCAAACCATTGCTAGATAGCAACTTGATCACCGAGGAAACTCGCCAGGAGATCAACGAAGCTTGGGAAGCCAAGCTAAGTGAAGCTCGTGAACAAGCTCGCACTGAACTTCGTGAAGAGTTCGCGCAACGCTACGAGCACGACAAGACAGTCATGGTAGAAGCCCTAGATAGAATGGTAACAGAAGGTCTCACCGCAGAGATTCAACAAGTGGCAGCTGAAAAGCGTCAGTTGGCAGAAGATCGCGTGCAGTTTCAACGCAAGATGGGCGAAAGCGCCACAAAGTTCAACAGCTTTATGGTAACAAAACTTGCAGAAGAAATTGGCGAATTGCGCAAAGACCGACAAATGCACAGCGAAGGACTTGAAAAACTTGAGTCGTTCATGGTGCATGCTCTAGCTCGTGAAATTCAAGAATTTGCCGCAGACAAGCGTGATGTAGTGGAAACAAAAGTCCGCTTGGTCCGTGAAGCTCGTAGCAAACTTGAAACTCTCAAGTCACGTTTCGTCAAGGAAAGTGCTGAGAAAATGAGCCGTGCTGTTAGCAGTCATCTAAAGGCTGAACTAAACCAATTACAAGAAGACATCAAAATTGCTCGTGAGAACAGTTTTGGTCGTCGTATCTTTGAAGCATACGCAGCAGAATTTGGCGCTACTCATCTCAATGAGAAAGCTGAAGTTCGTACACTGCATGCATTGCTGACTCAAAAGGATCAGCAACTGGCGGAAGCCATTAAACTCACCGAGAAGGCTAAGGTCGTCGTTGAGTCCAAAGAACGCGAAATACGTATGATTCGTGAATCCAATGAGCGTCAAAGCACAATGGAAATGTTGCTGGCTCCTTTGAACAAGGAAAAAGCAGATGTAATGCGTAATTTGCTCGAAAGCGTACAAACAGCTCGTCTGAAAAACGCATTCGAAAAGTATCTACCAGCAGTGTTGGAAGACCGCAATGTGAAAGCTTCTAAAGTGATCACAGAATCGGTTACCGCAGTTACCGGTGATAAGACTGTTCCTAACCGTGATGTCGAACAGGAAGACCGCAGCAATGTGATCGACCTCAAGCGTTTGGCTGGACTGTAATTTAAACTATAGGAGACTTAAATGTCAGAACAACTATTAGAAAGCCGCTGGGGCGAGACCAAAGAAGCATTGCTTGAAGGTCTAAACGGTACCAAGCGCAATAGCATGGGTGTTATCCTCGAAAACACTCGCAAGTACTTGAAGGAAAACGCTTCCGCAGGTTCCACCGCTGCTGGTAACATTGCCACACTTAACCGTGTGATTCTGCCTGTTATCCGTCGTGTAATGCCAACAGTTATCGCTAACGAGTTGGTAGGCGTTCAGCCAATGACTGGTCCAGTTGGTCAAATCCACACTCTGCGTGTTCGCTACGCACAGAGCTTGACTGACACTTCTGCTGCTGCAACTAGCGTTACAGCTGGCCAAGAAGCATTGAGCCCATTCACTATTGCTACTGCATACAGCACTGTGCCGAAAGACACAAGTTCTACGGCAAACTATACTGGTGCTAACACAGCAGTTATGGAAGGCAACGGCGGTAAGCAAATTTCCGTGCAAATCTTGAAGCAGGCTGTTGAAGCCAAGACTCGCAAGTTGCAAGCACGTTGGACTTTTGAATCTGCACAAGATGCACAAGCTATGCATGGTATCGACGTTGAAGCCGAAATCATGGCAGCATTGGCTCAAGAAATTACAGCTGAAATTGACCAAGAGATTCTCTTGAGCCTACGCAGCTTGGCTTCTACTGAGTTCACATACAACCAAGCTACCGTTTCTGGTACTGCTACATTCGTTGGTGACGAACACGCTGCTTTGGCTGTGTTGATCAACCGTGTTGCTAACTTGATCGCTCAGCGTACACGTCGTGGCGCAGGTAACTACGCTGTTGTCAGCTCTGCAGCTTTGACAGTGTTGCAATCTGCAACTACTAGCGCATTTGCTCGTACTACAGAAGGTACTTTTGAAGCTCCTACAAACACCAAGTTTGTTGGTACACTGAACGGCGCTATGCGTGTGTTCGTTGACTCTTATGCTAGCGACACAACACCTGTGTTGGTTGGTTATAAAGGTTCTTCAGAAGCTGACGCTCCTGCATTCTACTGCCCATACATTCCATTGATGAGCAGTGGTGTTGTATTGGATCCAACAACATTCGAACCAGTCGTGAGCTTCATGACTCGTTACGGATACATTGAACTAACTAACACTGCATCATCTTTCGGTAATGCTGGTGACTATGTCGGAGAAATTGCTGTTTCCAACTTGTCTTTCTCCTAATCAGAGATTGCACCCAAACAAAAACCCGCTTCGGCGGGTTTTTTGTTGGCAGCAGTATCATAAGTAAAGTATGGCCAATCCACCACCCTACACCAACATCACAGGCATAAGTCGTGCCGCGATGAAGGACAATGCTCAAGAGACATTGGCCAACTACAACGGCAATGCTAGACCTGGAGAACTTGTGGTAGATCAAACCACAACCATCTTGTACATAGGCAATGCACTAGGCGCACTCACAGCAGTGGCCACACCATCGGGTGCAACAACCTGGGCACTGTTGAGCAACAAAACTGGTGCATCAGGGCCTACAGAAATAGCCCTGGGTCAAAATGCTGGATTTGACGGCCAGGACGCAGACGCAATAGCAGTTGGTAAAAATGCTGGCCAAGGCGGCCAATTTGCGGCAGCAATATCAATTGGACAAAATGCTGGCGGTAACACCACTCAAGGCTCTAGTGCAGTGGCTATTGGTGTCTCGGCTGCATATGATGCTCAAGGCCAGTACGGAGTAGCCATTGGCCCGTTTACTGCACTAACTTCACAAGGTATTCGATCAGTAGCAATTGGACTTAGTAGTGGCCAATCAACCCAAGGTGCCAATTCTGTAGCCATAGGTCAATATGCTGGCAACGAAGTACAAGGCGTCTCAGCAGTGGCTATTGGTAACAATGCTGGTTATACTGGTCAAGGCATAAGTTCTGTGGCCATTGGTAATAGAGCCGGACTGACCAGTCAAGGGAATCAAAGTGTTGCAATTGGTGATAATGCCGGTGTTATCCAGGGATCAACAGCAGTAGCAATTGGACAAAATGCTGGTGGCGGCGTTGCTTTGCAAGGTGATGACGCAGTGGCCATTGGCCACAGTGCAGGCGCAAATACGCAAGGCACACAATCAGTTGCTATTGGACTATATGCTGGCCAGGATGCCCAAGGTATCCAATCAGTGGCCATAGGAGCGTATGCTGGATTGTCTGCACAAGGCAATGTTACAGTGGCCATTGGCGTTGGTGCTGGTGCAACCACACAAGGCACTCAATCAGTTGCTGTTGGTAGGCAAGCTGGGGAAACCACACAAGGTGCGTATTCTGTAGCAGTTGGAGACAACGCCGGACAAACCACACAAGGTA